CAATGCAGGCACACTTACGATCACGCTGGACTAATAGATGGCTGATTACGGCGTAGCAGACTACGGCGAAGGACTATATGGCTCAGGCTATGTAGTAGAAGCCGCTGCTACGTCTGCCGTTACCTCGAATATGGCGGCGTCTGGCGTAATTTATGCCAGCGCCGTTGCTGCATCGACCGTTCAGTCAAACGCAACGGCTGATGCAGTTCGCATCTTCCAGGTCACGTTCCTCTCTGCGATCACAACATCGTCAGGGGCGGCAGCGGCGAACACACAGCTCCCGACATGCAACATTCCGATCACATCGGACATGGATGCAACGGCGAAGGCCATTACGACAGCTTCGGCCTCTGCTGTATCTACATCGTCGATGTCGGCATCTGGGCAGCGTGTCGCTGAAGTCGATGCTTCTGGCGCAAGCACGACAAACGGAACGGCTGACCCGTATGTAGCAATCACGGCTTCGGCTGATTGCTCGATTGTCAGCAATATGACGGCTGATGCTGTCAGGGTTTTGGACGCATCAGAAGCAATTTCTATAGTGGCGTCAGTGGCAGCTGGCGCTACAGCTGACTTCTCGGCATCTGAAGCCATTGCAATCACGTCGAACATGACGGCGGTTGCTATCCGCGTTCAGTTCTCATCAGCCGGATGTGTCATCACGTCTGACATGACTGCGAACGGCAGGAAGCTGTGGGAGCCAGAGCCTATTGATGCAGAGACGTGGACGCCGTATAGCTTAGAAGAGCAAGCGTGGACGCCTCTGAATGTATCAGCAGAAGATTGGACGCCTGTAGTGCCTGCGTCTCAGTCATGGACCGTTTTACCGTCTGGCAGCGATAGCTGGCAGCGTCTCAACTGAGGGAGCCGATAAATGGCTGACAGTTTTACAACGAACCTTAACCTGACGAAGCCGGAGGTTGGGGCAAGTCGTGACACATGGGGCGGGAAATTAAATTCCGATCTCGATGCCATTGACGCTGTGTTTGCTGCGGCTGGGAACGGCACGTCTGTCGGCTTGAATGTTGGCTCGACCAAGACGCTCTCTGTCACGGGCACATTTAACCTTGCGACAAACCTTGCGTTCTCTGGAACAGGTCGTCGCATTACTGGCGACTTCAGCAACGCCACGCCAGCGAACCGGGTCATCTTCCAGACATCGACGACTAACGGCACAACTATTGTTCCTGCTGCTCCGAACGGCACAGACACGACTGCGATCTATCGTGTCTACAACAATTCAAATCCTGACAATTCGTCCTACGGCGAGATCAGGGCATCCTCTTCAGCTGTAGAGGTCATCTCTAACCGTGAAGGCACAGGGACGTTTCTTCCGCTGACTTTCAGCACAAACAATGCTGAAGCCATGCGGATTGATACTGATGGCGAGGTCGGCATTGGAACGACAAGCCCGGCTTACAAACTTGATGTGCAAGGAACGGGCGTTGATATTCCTTTGCGCGTAAAAAATACGGGGACTGGAGCCTCCGACGATACATTTATTGCAATAGATGTTTCTGGCACTACTCAATTCTCTGGCGTTTTGTTTGGCGATAGTTCAGCGAATAATGCTGGACAGATTTCGTATCAGCATGACATTGACACCATGCGGTTCTTTACGAGCCAAACAGAGCAAATGAGGATAGTTAATGGCTCTCTTCTTGTTGGTAAAACAAACACCAACTTAACTTCAGGCGGCACATGGATATACACAAACTTAGATTATGGCCGCATTAACTTCATTAAATCCACTGCCTCCGGCACAGGGAATACGACTGCCTGTGTGTTTTACTACAACGGCAATACAGTTGGCTCGATACAAAACTCGTCAACAGCAACGACTTTCACGACAACATCAGACTATCGTTTGAAGACAAACGTAGAGCCTTTGTCTGATGCGGTTGATCGACTAAAAAATCTCAAAGCGTGCCGGTTTAATTGGCTCGCTGATTTGGATGGTCCAAAGGTCGATGGCTTCCTCGCGCATGAAGCGCAATCCGTTGTGCCTGAAGCCGTCACTGGCGAGAAGGATGCCGTTGACGAAAACGGCGACATTGCCCCGCAAGGAATCGACCAAGCGAAACTTGTTCCGCTTTTAACTGCCGCATTGCAGGAAGCAGTCGCAAAAATCGAAGCACTTGAAGCGCGCGTTTCTGCTCTTGAGGCTAAGTAATACGGAGAACGGCGATGGACTTGCAGCACGTCCTCAACTTCGCCATTGGTGCAGTCCTCGCGGCTCTTGGATGGTTTGCTCGTCAACTGTGGGATGCCGTCGCAGCATTGCGTGACGACATCCGCGCCTTAGAGCGTGATCTTCCGGTGAGCTACGTTCGCAAAGACGACTTCGCAGAAGCCGTTGCGCGTATCGAAAAGATGCTCGGAAAAATCTTCGACAAGCTAGACGCGAAGGTGGACAAATGACATTCGGCATCGGAGATGCAGTAGCCGCTGGCCTGAAGGTCATCGACAAGTTCATTCCTGATCCTGAAGCCAAAGTGAAGGCTGAGAAGGAGCTGCGCGACAGCCTTCAGGCGTGGGACAAGATGCAGGCTGACGTGAACTTGGAAGAAGCCAAGCACAGCAGCCTTTTCGTTGCCGGGTGGCGTCCTGCTCTTGGCTGGACATGCGCTTTCGCGTTTGCATTTATCTACGTTCTCGGTCCGCTCATCACATGGCTTTCAACGATGGCTGGCAACCCGATCCCGCTGCCGTCCTTCAACATCGAAGCCTTGATGGGACTGACGCTCGGCATGCTCGGTCTTGGTGGCCTTCGCACGTTTGAAAAGGTCAAGGGTGTAAGCCGTTGAAAGAGAACTTTGACAAAGCCTTTCTTGAGACGCTGAAGCATGAGGGTGGTTTGGTGAACCATCCACGCGATCCCGGCGGCATGACGAACCTTGGCGTGACGAAGCGCGTGTGGGAGGACTACACAGGCCGGCAGGCCAGTGAGACCGACATGCGTGCGCTGACGCCGGAGAAGGTGAAGCCGCTCTACCGTGAACGGTATTGGGACCGGGTGCGTGGCGACGATCTGCCGTCAGGTGTGGACTTCGCAATCTACGACTTTGCGGTGAACTCTGGTCCTGCTCGAGCTGTTCGTTTTGCTCAGAAGATTGCGGGCGCAACGCAAGACGGTGCGATGGGGCCGAAAACGCTGGCTAAGATCAAGGAATACTGTGACGCGAAGGGCGATGAAGCCTTCATTCAAGCCTATACCGATGCGCGCATGGACTTCCTGCAAGGACTAAGCACGTTCAACACGTTCGGTAGGGGTTGGACCCGTCGCGTGAATGACGTAGAACATTACGCATCGGTGATGTCGAGAACTGAGGTCGCGTGATGCCTTATGCCCCCGTCAGCCTTCCTCCCGGCGTCGTCAAGCCTGCAACTCCGTTGCAAGCTAAGGGGCGTTATTGGGACGCAAATTTAATCCGCTGGCAGGCAGGCAAGTTGCAGCCGGTTGGCGGCTGGCAGCGTTTGACCTCTTCTCCGCTTGACGGTCCTGCGCGTGCGATCTTTGCATGGGCTGATAACGTCAACACGCCGTATGCGGCGATCGGCACTGAAGAGAAGCTCTACATTCTTGAAGGTTCAACTTTTTCTGACGTAACGCCACCGAATTACATATCGCCGGAAACGGGGCAATACGGTGCTTATGGTGCTGGCGATTACGGCGAGCTGCTGTATGGCCTTGATTATGGCCTTGTGTCTATCTCAACAGCCGTTCGCACGTCGAACGTAGTGACAATCACTACAGCTGCGCCGCATGTCTTTATCAGCGGTATGTCGGTGCTGATTGCTGGCGTGACAGACAGCTCTTTCAACGGCACTTTTACGATCACAGTCCTCACATCGACGACCTTCACTTACGCACAGACGGCGACGAACGCTTCGTCTTCAGGCGGCACTGCGGCGCTTCCTGTTGCCGATCGTCGTCCTCAATCATCGTTCTACATTCCGGCGTTCACTTGGACGTTCGACAACTGGGGCGAAGAGCTGCTTGCTGTGTCGTCAAGCGACGGTCGCCTGCTGCATTGGTCTCGAGGCGAAAGCGTTGTGAACGAAGCCGGTGATGCAGTTATATCGACAGCAGCGCGAGTGTCGAATGTCGTGACTGTCACGACGACTTTCCCACACGGTTATTCGCCGGGTGATGTAGTGACGATTGCCGGTAACACTGTAAGCGCGTTCAATGACGAGTGGACGATCGACACGGTTCCAAACCCGACGACATTCACATTCGCAGACAGCGGTTCCGATACAACAGGCACAGGCGGCACGGTATCGGAAGACGGCATCCCGACAAACAACCGTGGCGTTGTCGTGACGCAGGAGCGTCACGCTGTTCTGTTCGGTTTTAACGGCAATCCGCGTCGGGTTGCTTGGTCGAACCGCGAAGACTACACAAACTGGAACTTCTCAGACCCGACAAACACGGCGGGCTTCCTCGACCTTGAGACGCAAAGCCGTCTCATCATGGCTACGCAAGTCCGTGAAGGCATCCTGCTGTGGACTGAAGACGAAGCATGGCTGATGCGCTTCATTGGCCTGCCTTACGTCTACGGCATCGAGCGTATCGGCTTCGGGTGCGGTCTTATGGCTCCGCGTTCCTTCGCCACGTTCGCTGGTCGCTGCATCTGGATGGGTCGAGAGGGCTTCTGGATTTATGACGGCGGCTATGTGAAGCCTTTGCCATGCGATGTAGGGGCGTATGTGTTTGAGAACATCGACCCTGTTGCTGGCGTTCTTTACACAAACGGCTCTGAGAACAACTTATTCCCTGAAGTGTGGTTCTGGTATCCAGATGCAGGCCAAACATCGCCTGAAAAGTATGTGATCTATAACTACGCCGAAGGCTGGTGGTCGATCGGTGAGATGTGCCGGACAGCAGCGTGCGGTGCTGGCGTGTTCCCCTATCCGCTTGCCAGTGATGATGCCGGCGAAATCTACTACCAAGAGAACGGCTGGACGGCAGCAGGCTTGTCTCTTGTTGGCGAGAGATATGTCGAAAGCGGCTCACTCAACCTTCAGCAAGGCAACACGCTGACTTTCGTTCGTCAGGCCCTTACTGACAGCGGCTATGGGTATTCATCCACAGCTTTGACGTTCTATTCGTCTCTGACGCCTGAAGGGGCTGAGACGACGAGCGGCCCATACAACCCACGGTCTGACGGATATACGGACACGCGGGTCACTGGCCGAGAGATGCGGGTGAAGATTGAGGCGACCCAAGATGCACCTTGGTCGATCGGTGAAATGCGGCTTGATCTTGTTCCGCAGGGTGGTCGTCGATGAAATCTTATCCGGCTCCTAGCAACTCTCTGCCGCCTCCTTCGGAGACCTATGACCCGTCATCGCTTGCCAGAACCCTAAACGACATCAACAGGGTCGCAAGTTCGGCTGTTACTAAGAACGCTGCATCCTCATCGTTGCTACTTCAATCTCCTGACGGAAGCGTCTATAAGGTTGAGGTAGATAACTCGGGCAACCTAACGACTTCGGCGGTGTCGCTTGGACAGCAAGGATCGCCTCCTTACTAAGATGCGGAAGGCGCTCAAGATCGGGAGCGACACGCATAGCATGAGTGACCTCATCGGATGCCTCCAGCGAGGCGAGATGCAGGCGTTTCATAACGATCGAGGCATCATCTTGACGAGCCTCGTTCAGTCTCCGCAGCGCAAATATCTTGAGATATTTCTGTCTGCTGGCGACATGGATGCCGTTCTAGAGCTTTTTCCTGAAGTTGAGGAATGGGCTTTGGAGCAAGGAGCTGAGTTCGGTCGGGCGTTTGTTCGCCCCGGTTTTGAACGCATCTTCAAAGAGCGCGGCTGGCAGAAGAAGACAGTCGTAATGGAGTATTACCCGAACAAGGGGAAGTGACATGGGCGGCGGTGGCGGAAAAGCGCAGACAGTAACGAATAAGACTGAACTTCCTCCTTGGTTGGAAGAGGTCACAAGAGAGAATTTGGCTATTGCTGATGAAATCTCTAAGAGGCCGTATCAGCCTTATGGTGGCAACACCATTGCTGGCTTTTCGCCAGATCAACTAGCTGCGTTTAACTACATCAGAAGCGGCATCGGCATGACTAATCCGATGTATGAAAGAGCTTCAGATGTCACCAGCAGCATCGCTGGCTACAATCCAGATCAAATCAAGGCGCAGTCTTTCCTTGATGCGGATGTCAACAAATACATGTCTCCTTACATTGGAGAAGTTGAGAACCGCGCGATTGAGAACGCTAACCGCGCTTTGCGCCAGAACGTCGCTCAGATTGGCGACCAAGCGCGCACAGCTGGCGCCTTTGGTGGCTCTCGCCAAGGTATTGCTGAAGGCGTAGCTACTTCAGAAACGGCTCGAGGCATTGGCGATCTTTCGGCACAGCTGCGCGACCAAGCCTTCGCTCGCGCTTCTGGTCTTATTCAATCTGACCAAGAGCGTGCGTTTAACGCAGCTCGCGCAAATCAGATGGCTGGCCTTCAGGGTGCAGAGCTTCGGCTTGGTGCTGCAAACCAGCTCGGTTCTCTTGCGGGCCTTCGTCAGCAGGCTCGTCTCATGGATGCTGCCGCTCTTGAAGGTGTTGGCGCGCAAAACCAAGCGATGCAACAGGCGCAGCTTGATGATGCTTACAACCGCTGGCTTGAGCAAAGAAACTATCCGATCGAAATGCTCAATCTGCGTCTCGGTGCAACGTCAGCCACGCCTTACGGTGGAACGCAGACGCAAACGAGAACAGGTGGGCCGGGCGGCAATAGCTTCTTAACCGGGCTCGGCGCTGCCGGAACAGGCGTCGGCATCCTCTCTGGTCTCGCTTCACTCTTTACGTTCTGACCATGAAGACATGTCTCCAATTCTCAGGCGGAAAAGACAGTTTGGCTTGCCTCTACTTGATGCGTGAGCGTTGGGACAGTCTGATCGTGGCTTGGCTGAACACGGGTGCGGCTTATCCAGAGATGATCGAATACATGGCGATGTGGAAGGAGCGTCTTCCAAACTTCGTCGAGATCAAAACAGATCAGCCGAGGAACATCGCAGAGTTTGGATGGCCGGCAGATGTTGTGCCGATCAACAGCACGTCTCTCGGTAAGACTGCAACAGGAAACGATGGTCCGTTAATTCAGCCTTACCTCTCTTGCTGTGCGGCGAATGTGTGGCTTCCTTTGCACAAGGCGATGCTAGACATGGGCATTGAATGTGTAATCAAAGGGCAGCGCATTGAAGACGCGCGCAAGTCGATCGTCAGAAACGGCGACACTGTTGACGGCATCTTGTTTTTGCAGCCGATAGAAAAATGGACGACAGAGCAAGTGTTTGACTATCTCGATGAGGTCAACGCTGATTTTCCTCCCGGCTACGGCTTAGGTGAGAAGACAGGGCGTGACTGTTGGGATTGCACGGCGTATCTCGATGAGAACAAGGTGCGGATTGAGAACTTGCCGGAAGAGCGTAAAGCTGAAGTGAAGCGGCGTCTCGGATTGATCGGTGATGCTATCCGCCAGCAGTGGCATGAGGTGATCTGATGGTCGATGTGAGCAGGCTTGATCCGCGTGTTGCTGCGATGGTGACGGGGTTGCGTGAGCGGTTCCCGCAAGTCACGCTGACTTCTGGTTTCCGCGATCCGTCGCGCAATGCTGCCGTTGGTGGCGCTAAAGGTTCACAGCATCTTCACGGCAATGCGTTTGATTTCAGCGTGCGTGGTTTGCCTGAAGATCAGCAGCTTGCGATCCTTCAATATCTTCGTGAGCAGGGCGCTCAAGGCTTCGGCTACTACCCTGACAGCCAGAGTATCCATGCCGACATCGGGCCTGCTCGCGCTTGGGGACCGGACAAGACGAGCGCATCGCTCAATAGGACGCCTACGTTCTTTCAGAAATTCGTCGGCGTCGATCGTCCTGTTCAGGTTGCCGAACTTCCACCCGTGCAACCGGCAGCTGCTCCTTCTCCTACAGCTGAGAAGCCTGTCTATTCGCCTGATTTATTTACTCAGGCGCGTGCCTTTGGGAACCAAGTCTTGCCTGACGTGATCGACGCTCCAAAACCGATGACGCCGGAAGAAGTCAAGACGATGCAGGCGGATATGGCTAAGGGTGGTGAATACATGAAGGCTGCTCAGGGATTGATGAGCCTTTCAAGTTTATTGATGCCGAAGCCGGAAGAGGAAATGCCTATGCAGGCTCCGCAGATCAATCGAGGCCAGTTCCGCCCGCTGCCTAAGATGAGAGGTCTACTCGGATGAACATTCTCGACATCCTTCGCCAGAACCGCATGCAGCAAGGGCAGCGTCTCGGCGGTCTTTCTTCTGCCGTTACAGGCGTGCAGGGTCAGACGATCCCGAACATCCCGACGTTCGCAAATCCACAGGCGCAGCTGCCGCCTCTTCCCGGTCCTGCACGCGCTGTCGGTCCTGCTCCCGGTTCGATGCCGGTCCAAGGGCCGCTTGAAATGCAGGGGCCTCCGATGCCTGCTGAATATCAGGTCGGCGGCTACAGCAAAGGGCTTGCTAACGCCGGTCCCGGCGCACAGGCATACGCCGATCAGTTCGCTGGCGGTGACTTGTCAAAAGTGCGTTCTCGGCTCATTAACGTAGACGGGCAGATGGTGAACGACTTTTACACACGCGGTCTGCTTGATGGCCCGATGCCGAATGGCGCGGTCGCTCCTGATGCTTCATCTGGCGGCTATGGTCCGCCTCAACCCGGTCTGCTTGATCGCTTCGGCGGCTGGCTCGGCGGAATGTTCGGCGGAGGTCAATAATGGTTCAGGGTCTTCTCGACTTCTTCACGGGCGGCGGACAATACGCTGACCCGAACAACATCGACCCACGCTACGGCGTCCCGATGAGCGATGTGCGGCAAGCTGCTCTGAACTCGATCGGCAACATGGGTGCAATCCTTCTTGCTGCCGGTCAGCCTATGGCTCCAGAGCAACGCGCTGCGTATCTGGCGCAACTCGGTAATGCTGCCGGAAGCATGAACACTGATCTCTATAACGCTTCACAGCGGCGTTTGATGCAGGCGCAGTATCAGTCCCGCATGGAAGAGATGCAGGACGACAAGCGCATCCGTGAAGAAATGAAAGACCCTGCTGCATTTCAGCAGAAATACAATTTCAATCCTGCTGGCCTTAGCGTGTCTGATGTGCGTCAGGCTATTCGGACGATCCGCACGCGCGATCCGAACGAAGCATTGCTTCGTGGTCTGCAAATCCAGAAGACGCAGCGTGAGCTTTCGCAGCCTGAAACGAAGGAAGTTGGCGGCGTTCTTTACGAGCGCACTGATAGCGGATGGAAGGCAATCACAACACCAAAACCGCAAGGCGGTCTTGAGGGTGAAGCGCAGTCTCTTATTCTCGGCGCAATGCGCGATCCTGCGATTGCAGAAAGTCCTGAATATGCGATTGCATTTAATCGCATGTTCGGCCCGAAGCTGGTGCAGGCGTTCAACCCTGCAACGCAGCAGATGGAATACACATACACGACGCCTCCTCTTCCGGCTGGCGTCATTCCTCCGCGTGGCATGGCGCAACAGCAAGGCGCAGCTGGCGCTCCGGCAGCGCAAGGCGCTCCTGCTCCCGGCACAACAGCTCCTATCATCTCGCAGCGTCCGCCAGAGCCGAAGCCTCTGACGGAAGATCAAGCGCGTGCAACAGGATTTGCAAAGCGCATGGTCGAAGCATCTGCGATCCTCGATCCTTTGGACTTCGGTGATGCAGCGAAGCCGGGAACACTTGAAGCGATTATCGGTCCGCGTGTTGGTCAGATCGGGTC